TGAAGCAACTAAGACATAAGTAATTGTAAAAAACCACAATATGTGGTATATTTAAGACAAATAACATAAAGCCATGAATGGCAGGAGGACATAGAAATGTCACAGATAGAACAGAATTTAATACCAGAAGCAAACCCACCTGAACCTAAACTATTTTCTGAAGATTATGTTAAGACCATCAGGGAAGAAGCGAAAGAAAACAGGCTCGCAAGAAAAGCAGCTGAACAGCAATACGAAGCGATAACCCTGAAAGTAAAGGAACTCATCGGATTAAAGCCTGAGGACCAGCTCAAAGAGGAACACTTCGCGACCTATAAGCAGAAGATTGAAAGCGAGAAAGCGGAAATGCTGACTAAAGCCAATGAAAAGCTCTTACAGGCAGAAATCAAAATCCTTGACGGATATGACGCAAAACTTGTAAGCAGATTATTAGACCGCTCTAAGGTGACGATTGCCGACGACGGAACAATCACAGGCTTGAAAGAAGCATTGACAGCGCTAGAGGAAGAGTTCCCACAGATAAGAAAGGGAACACAGAACGGCGGCGCAAATCCACCGCCAAACAACGCGACAGAAATCGAAGTCTTGGAGCAGAAATTAAAACAAGCTCACAAAGACGGGGATGCTCTGTCCATAGTATCACTCACCCGACAGATATTCGAGGCGAGAAGCAAGAAATAAGGAGATAAAAAATGGCTAACGAAGCAACAGGTACAATCTGGGGACTGCCTAACTACACAGGGGCACTCTATACCAGCGATATGATTAATACACCGTTCTTGTCCATGATAGGCGGACTTAACGGCGGAAGACAGACAACAAACTTTGAGTTTCCGACAACTTCAGAGTACAACCACGAAACGCTCAAGCAGGAAACAATCACAGAGAATGAATCCATAGCAGGCGTAACCGCAATAAACAGGGTACGTGAGCAGAAAAAGAACGTAGTGCAGATATTCCAGGAGGAAATCGTACTTTCCTACGTGAAGATGTCTAACTACGGCAGGCTGGACGGAATAAACACCGCAGGAGCCGCAAACAACGTAGTAAGTGAGAAAGACTGGCAGATTGCCAAAGCTCTTGAAGAAATCGCACGTAAAGTGGAATGGCACTTCTTACAAGGAACATATGCAATCTCAACAGACAGCGATCATCCGAATCAGACTAGGGGCATGATAGCTGCAGCGGCTCTCGCTTCCAACACGGTTGACGCACAAACAGTCGACCTGTCAAAAGACTTGATGGACGAGATACTCTTGACTATGTTCGAGAACGGAGCAATTTTCAAAAACCCAGTAATCTTCTGCGGAGGATTCCAAAAGAAGAAACTCTCTTCAATCTACGGATATGCTCCAGAAGATAGGAATGTCGGCGGAGTAAACATCAAGCAGATTGAAACAGACTACGGCAACATAGGCGTAGCGAACCCACATAGAATGATGCCGTCAAGCACGCTGTTAATCGCAGACGTGGCTTTCTGCGCACCAGTATTCCAACCAGTACCAGGAAAAGGAAACCTCTTCTATGAAGATAAATCTAAGACAGGTGCGGCTGAAAAAGGACAGATATTCGGACAGATAGGCTTAGACTACGGTCCAGCATGGTGTCACGGCACAATCACAAATTTAGCAACATCATAAACAGCAATGGAACAAACGGGGGGCATTGACCCCCCTACATTGAAAGGAGCATTAAAATGGCAGGAGCAATAGAAATCAATTACAACAAAGTCAGAAACCCTCAACTGAGGGAGTTTATCGAGAAAGACTTTCACGATGAATTATTCGACGTAACCACGGGGCATAACCACGACGGCGTAAACTCGCCTACATTAAGTCCATCTGCAGTCATAGCGAACGATTCAGTAACCACAGTCAAAATCCTTGATGGAGCAGTAACAGCTCAGAAAATCGGCACAGACGCAGTTACAGCCGATAAGATACTTGCAGGGGCGGTCGGAACGGCAGAACTCGGAGCAGACGCAGTCACTGGAGCCAAGATAGCGGATAACGCTGTTGACAGCGAACATATCACAGCAGGAGCAATCGACACCGCTCATATCGGCAATTTGCAAGTAACTACTGCAAAGATAGCGGCAGGTGCTATTGACGGCACAAAACTCGCTGATGGCGTTGTGGATTCAAAACACATAGCAGCAGGGGCAATCGACCTCGCCCATATGTCGGCAAACTCTGTAGACAGCGACCAGTATGTAGACGGCTCTATAGATACCGTACATATAGGAGACGACCAAGTCACAAACGACAAACTGGCCAATATCTCAAGAGGTTATGTCAAAGTAGGCGGAGCAAACGATGCGCCTACAGACCTTAATGCAAAGACATCAGGGCAGATTCTGATTGGTGATGGAACAGACCTTAAATCCGTAGCAATAAGCGGAGACGCCACACTGGCAAGTACAGGAGCTTTGACAATCGCAGCGTTGGCAGTAAAGAAAACCATGATAGCGGCTGACGCAGTGGACGGAACAAAGATAGCGGATAACGCAGTTGACAGCGAGCATATCGCAGCAGGCGCTATTGATACAGCGCATATCGGCGACTTGCAGGTTACTAAGGAAAAGATAGCGGCAGATGCTATTGACGGCACAAAAATAGGTGACGATTCAATTAATTCTGAACACATAGTGGATGGTGCGGTAGATTTAGCACATATGAGCGCTAACTCAGTTGACTCGGACCAGTATGTGGATGCTTCGATTGATACAGTTCACCTTGCGGCTACAACTACACCGACAGCCATAACGATAGCAGACCCTGGAACTGGAAAAGCAATACCAGTAACAGGCAATGGGAATGTTGCATTGACCCTCGCAGGAGCGGGCGAAACCAACTCGCTGGCAGTACCTACATTCGCAGGGCAGATTCTGACGATATCGGCTGACACGGTTGGTGAGAGCGCGACCAGAATCGTTACAGTCGCATCAGCGATTAATGCGACAGGAAATAACACTCTTACCTTTGACGCAGCAGGAGAATTCATTTCGCTGTACGGCATAAAACTAGGCGCAACATTTGCCTGGAGGGTTTTAGCCTCTGACGGAGTAACTCTCAGCACAGCAGGATAAACTAACGGGAGGCTCAGTCCTCCCTTGTCTTTTTTAGGAGGAATCAATGAAATTTTATGGAGTAGGTATAGTATGGAATCCGAAAACAAACAAGAGGCTATGCAGATTCGAGAACGGAAGCCTTGAAACCGAAGACGAAGAAGTCATAAACCAGCTTATAGAAAGAAACTATAAGCATGACGGAGAATATCAGGAAGCGCCGACCATTGAAGAACTGAGGGAAAAAGCAAAAGAACTCGGAATCAAAAGTTACGCGTCCATGAAATATGAAACATTAATTGACAAAATAGGAGGCTTGAAATGAGCGAAACAAGAACAACGCAGATTCTAGAATTAAATGCAAGGTCAAAAGTTGTAAATGTAACAGGTACGAAAGCCATAGCATATACTTTGAAGCCAGGATCTAAATTTAGGTTAAAAGAAATAAGGGTTCATCTGTCAGCCGCAGGCGGAGCAGGCAACCTCACAGCAACAGTAGACGCAGCCGCAGGCGCAGCCTATGACGCAGTAGTGTACTCGCAGGACATGTCGACTATCACCGATTTATTTTATCAGCCGACATTCCCTATCCAGTTTGAAGCGGCAGACGAAGTAGACTTCGCATGGGCCAATGGTTCGTCAAGGACATACGGACTTTCTATTTATTATGACTTGCTTTAGGAGGTGAATCATGGCCTTAACAGTAGGGACAGACACTTACATCTCATTAGATGACGCCCAAGATTATTTATCTGAGAATTACATATCTACGGATGAGAAGCTGATAGCGTGGAACGCGTTATCCGATACGGATAAGGAGATTCTGCTAAGGAAAGCATTGAAGACTATTGAGGCTCAGCCGTATGCAGGATTCAAGGCATGCAGTACCCAGACATTGGAGTTCCCAAGAGCGCTGTACACGAGCATACCACAGGATATCTACGCCCCGTCGCAGATATGGCCTGACAACTGGCATGTGCAGTCGGAAGTCCCAAGCGCCGTGAAGTACGCCCAATGTGAGATAGCCCTTGAAACGGCTTCAGGCACGTCAAACCGCGTCAAACTGCAAAGGCAGGGTGTTAAGTCATTCTCATTAGGAAACCTCTCAGAAACCTATTCAGGCGCGTCCAACAGTATAGTGAGCCACGAGGCAAAGGAATTACTGAAACCGTATATCGGAGGAGGCTACAGGATAGCATGATTG